AGATGGGTAAGAGCTGAAAGTCTTGGATTTCAAGACACAAAAAATGTGTCAGGAAGAATAAGACAAGGATACGAATTAGTTAGATCTGATGAATATCCAGATAGTGATTATCCCATTGTCGAAGATGGAAAATACGCAGGAGTGATCGGAGTAGGTGGCCTTGTGCTGACAAGGGTACCGGAGGAGGTCGCAAAACAAAGACAAGCTTATTATGCGAAACAATCGCAAGAGCAAGTCGAAGCTTTAGACAACGACCTTATGAAGGAGCAGCATTCAAGTATGCCAATCAATATTGATAGGCAGACTCGTGTAACTTTCGGTGGATCAAAGAAAAATTAATTTTTTAGCGATTCCCTGGATAAACTTTAATAAGGAGAAAACTATATGGCAAACAAAGACGCACCTTTTGGTATGAAGCCAATTGGAAAAGTCGGTCAAAATAGAGATAACCAAGGTTTATCCGAGTACGATATTGCAGCTTCTGCAACAGCGATCTATTTTCAAGATCCAGTTAAAATGTTAAATACTGGAACAATTGGAGTAGCCGCAGCAGGTGATGCTTTACTCGGTGTACTGACAGGTATCTTTTTTACCGACGCATCAACAAGCAAGCCAACCTTTGCAAATCACTTAGACGCATCTAATGCGGCGACTGATATCAAAGGATTCATTACGGATGATCCGTATGAAAGGTTTGAAATACAATCAAATAATAGTGGAGCTTCTGCATCAACTGATATCTTCAATGTGGCTGATATCGTGTATGCTGCAGGTTCATCACCAGATTACGTATCTCAAGTCGAGTTAAATGACTCAACTTTAGCTAACGGATCTTCTGCAACATTGCAGATTCTTGGTCCTTCAAAAGATCCAGATAACAGTGATGTAGGTTCTGCGAATGTCAACTGGGTCGTTAGAATTAACGAGCATCTGTTAGACATGAACGTAAACGGCGTATAATAGGAGGATACAACTATGGCCATTTCTAGAGGACAACTAGTCAAAGAACTAGAGCCAGGTTTGAATGCCCTATTCGGCCTGGAGTATAAACAGTATGAAAATCAACATGCTGAAATATACGTAACTGAAACTTCAGACAGAGCGTTTGAAGAAGAAGTTATGTTATCAGGATTTGCATCAGCGCAAGTCAAAGCTGAGGGATCTGGTGTTTCTTTTGACAATGCTCAAGAGACTTTCACTGCAAGATACACTCACGAGACAATCGCTCTTGCATTCTCGATAACTGAAGAAGCTATTGAAGATAACCTGTATGACAGACTCGCGTCTAGATATACAAAAGCGTTAGCACGTTCAATGGCACAAACAAAACAAGTTAAAGCGGCTAATCCATTAAACAATGGATTACCAACTGCGGACAATTTTGATGCAGGTGACGGTGTTTCTTTATTTAACACAGCTCACCCAACAATTGCTGGTTCGTTTAAAAACACTTTAACTACTCAAGCTGACTTAAACGAAACTTCATTAGAGCAATCAATGATTGACATTGCTGCGCTTACTGATGAAAGAGGTTTAAAGATTGCTGCTAGAGGCGTGAAAATGATCGTTCCAAGTGAAAACCAATTCACTGCGGAGAGATTAATGAAGTCTCAAGGTAGAACAGCTACAGCTGATAATGATATCAATGCAATCGTATCTATGGGTATGATTCCGCAAGGATACAGAGTGAACAATTTCTTAACTGATACTGACTCATTCTACATTATTACTGACGTGCCAAATGGTATGAAGATGTTTGACAGAGCACCTATTAAGACTGCTATGGAAGGCGACTTTGATACTGGTAACGTAAGATACAAAGCTAGAGAAAGATACTCTTTTGGAGTCTCTGACCCTAGAGGTATCTTCGGTGTTGAAGGTGCATAATCTTTAACGATTTTTGGGGCCAGACACAATCTGGCCCCAATTAAAAATTAGAAAGGAAAAATGACTTCAAAGTACAAAATCAAAATATTTACCAAAAAATTACAAACAGAATTTATTTTAGAGACTACAAGTTCTATGCTTGTTATGTCTCAAGTCCATAAAGAAATAATTGACTTTCTAGGAAAAAACACTATAAAATGGGAGCCGAACAAGCTTAATTACAATGGTAAAAGCGAGTTCTATATAACCTATGAGGAGGTTAATGATGGCTCAAGACAACATGGTGTTGTTCGCGAGGAAGATCCACTTCGAGTCTAGATGGAACGAATTGTATCTTAAAAACGGCGGAATGGTAACACCAGAAATGTCAGCTCTAGGAGATCAAATCAAAAAAGTAATTAGACAGATTTTGAAAAACCAAGAGCAACCAAAGAGGAATCCACAGGATCTAGAGTACCACAACTACGCTAGTTAACTAGGGGTCTATCTTTTTAAAAAAGTGGAAACACTTGCTAAGGGGACCTTTCTGCTATATAAAAATCTTACTATACATTATTAAATTGACATGGACGCGTATAGTCGACGGCCTAGAGACCATGTTAATTAAACTAGGAGGATAATAATATGGCACAAACTACATTTTCAGGACCAGTAAAATCTTTAAGAGGATTCGTTACTGCAGGACCTGACGCGGTTGTAA